CTCCGCACGGGTTACGTTCCTTTTCTCCCAATCAACCCTTAAGCATTCAGTGCAGGCTCCCTTCACCTTGCGGGGGGCAACATGGCCGTGCTTACACGGCTCTCCAGTGAAGTAGTACGCAGCGCCCGTAGCCTTGGCTTCAGCACGGGACTTAGGCAGCGTTGAAGTGTCCATCAGCCACCTGTGAGTTACGATACAGGTAACGATACTTAAACCGAACTTAAAGCGCAAGACAAAAAGAAGGGGGGCCGAAGCCCCCCTCCCAATCAGCGCAAATGCCTGATTTATTAGGACGCGCCGGGCGATCCGAAGATGCCAAGCGGATCCGACCAGCCGAACGAGTAACGCTCACGGCTCTTGTAACGGACGTTGCCCGTGTCGAAGTCTCCATCCATTGAGTTTGCCAGCGGCGTACGGACAAAGTGCTTCAGACCGTTCGGAACGTCGGTTCGGAGGAACCAGCCATTCGGATCAGTCAGGAAGTGGTTGACCGTGTAGCCTTCCGGGATCGAACCCATTGCCTTGATGGCGTTGATGTCGTTGTCAGCGGTCGAAACACGGAGTTCCGTGTCAAGGAGACGCTTGGCGACGAACATCAGAGCCGGGGGGACGATGAGTTTGCGGGGCTTCGCAGCAATGAGCAGACCGCGTTCGTCGGTCCAGCCCGCAATCTGAATCACCGCAGCCTCAAGCGAAGTCTCGTTGAGGTCAGCGGCGGTCAGACGGTTGCTGTTAACACCGCCAGAGACGAGCGGGTGGTTGGCATTACAGAGCGACACGCCGTCGCCACCGGTCACACCGGCAGCAAAAGCATTGTTCAGCACCGCAGCAGCCTTGACCTGCTTCGTGTACGCCATGGCACGAGCAAGAGCCTTCGTATAGCGCTTGCTGAGCGAGTCGTACAGATTGTCCTCAACAGCCTCTTCCGTGATGGAGAAGCCGAGAGCAATCGTCTCGTGGTTGTAACGAGCCGTCCAAGCCTCTTGCGCGTTATCGTACGCAATCGCCTGACCTTCCGGCTTTACAGGGGCAGCGGAGAACCCGCTGAGTTTCGTCTCCTCTTCGAAGGAACGCTCGGAGGTCTCAGTCTCGTAGATCTCCTTGTGCTCTTCGCCGTACTGCTTGTACTCCAGACCGAACAGAGCGTTCAGGCCGGGGAGGAGTTCCTTAAGAAGTTGTGCGCGTGAAATAGCCATTTCTTAGAACTCCCTATTAGGTGCCAGCCGTGTTGTTATACGCGTGGTAAGTCGCGTTGAACTTCACGATGAACTCAACAAAGTTGCCGCTGGTGTTAACCGAATCGGTAACGATGTCCACAACACGGAACGGCAGCGAAGTCGCAACGTTGTTGATGAACACGCCCATACGGCTGTTGCCAGTCGTCGAAGAACCCGTGTTGAGAACGAGTTCCGCGTTCGTGCCGAACGAATTGGCACGGCTGATGTACGCCGGGAGAAGACCGCCCGTCGTGCTGTCCGCCACGTTGCTGGTCACGTTGACAACACGGTACAGCGCGTTCGGATCATCCGAAACATACGCCGTGATGTCGTCAGCCGCCACAGCGCCCGGATAGTACTGCGAGAACAACTTCTGCTTCGTAGCCGGGTTCGTGTAGGAACAACCAAGGAACACGCCGATCACACCAGCAAGCGTATTGGTCGCCTGATTCTGAAGGGTCGTGATGATGACATTTCCCGATGAGTTCAACTGCACAACATCGCCGTTATAGATGGCAGTGCCGTACGCGTTCCCAATCGGAATCTGTCGAGTAGCACCCGCAAACGGAAGGCCGCCGACCAAATTGACCGGCTTAAGTCCGTAAGGGGCATCAACAGTGGGATAAGCCATTTGATACTCCTAAAAGATGAATTTATTTACCGCCGCGACCGAACGAAGTCGTTGAACGCTTCTCGTTAAAGAGCGGCATACGCTGGTCGTTCGTTCGCATAAAGTTGTTATCCACGGCCTCCATTTGAGACTGAGCCTGCTTAAGATAAAAATTATCCCGCTGCTTCATCATCTCTTCAGGGGCCTTGCACAACAACAGCCCGCCGATCTCGACATTTCCCTTAAACCGGGAGTTCGGATCAGCCTGTAACATCAACTCCGGGTGGTCTTCGGCCTTACACGGCTCCCAACCTTCACGGAGTTTTGCGGACGTATTCGTAGGGTCTGCTGTACCCATAATGCTAGTCCGGATCCACCTGAACACCCAGCCTTCCTGCTCTTTCGGAGACGGAAGGACCTGCGGAGGCGTCCAAGTAACTTTGCGTTGCGCAGATTCTCGATTTTCGAGTTCACGTACGAGTCTGTTATCAGCCATTGTCATTCTCCAGTTGAATCATTGCTTTTGCGTACTGTTCGTTGCTCAAACCAAGTTTTTTGGCTATTGCAACTTGAGTCGGTGTCAGGCGGACCTGACGCGGCGCGGTTCCCCGCGTTACTGGCGCTACGACAGTAGCCGGTTTTGCGCGAACAGGCTTTTGGGCCTGTTTCGTTTGAGGCTTCTCCTCCTCCTCCACATCAAATGCTTCGGGGAATCGCTTCCTCATAGTCTCATCGACTCGGTGGTAATACTCGTCAGTACGAGGATCTATACCGGACCGGACCAATTTTTCATGCAGGCCAAGCGCGAGGGCGGTCATCTCCTCGTCTACACCAAACCAAGTGTTCTTATCCCGCCACGCAGAGGCTTTTGGGTCCGCCTGCGGTTCAGGAGCACTTTGTGGTGCCTGTACCTGTTGTGCCTGTTCTACTCTTTCTTCAGTCTCTTGTAAAGAGGGTTGATATCGCTGAAGATTTTGGAGCCTGAGTTTGGCGTCCGTCAATTTTTCCTGAGCGTTGGTAATTAACTCAGAATCGCCTGAATCGTAGGCCTGTTTTAGTTTTTCCTTAGCGATAACCAACTCATAATCAGCGTACTTAGCCACCTCCCGGAGGAAGGCCTTTTCGTTCTTGGTGGCCCGGTCCTTGATCTGCTTAAGTTCCGTCTCTCGGGCCTGAGCAAAGCGCAAAGCCTCCTCTTTTTCCCGCAAAGCGGCTTCTTTTTCCCGCCGTTCGTCGTGCCAGACCTTTTTCATCTGGGACAGGCGCTTCTTGACCTTATCGGAGTACTCCTCAAGGCCATCGTTCTCCAACTCCTCCACCATTTTCTTGGGCAGAGGCTTACGACCCCGGTCTTCTGGCGGGGTATCGTCTTCAATGTTAATCTCTAAATCGTCGCTAACCTTTTGTTTAGCCTCGACTTTTTCTTCTTCCGGAGCATCGCCTTCGATGCTGACGTCAGTCTCAGCGTCGTCCGGAAATTTATATTCGTCGCGTTCACCAGCCATAATATTTTACCTCAAGCGCGACGGATGCCACGGGGGTCTTCAACCACCGCTTCCACCGTGTCGTCGTTGATGATGCGGAACTCACGTCCGTGGATGACCACGCGGGTGCCGGAATAGGGTCGTGTCAGCACGAAGTCCCCCTCCTTACACCACGCACCGGTCGGGAAGCGGGTCTCATCCTTGTAGGCGAGGTTCCCCAATTTGACGACGAACAGGACGACCGTCGTCTGCTCCTCGACCTTCTTGGTGTCCTCGGCCTTGATGATGCCGCCTTCGTACTCCTCTTCCACGTGTGGCACTGCACACAGGATTCGGTAGCCTTTCGGTTCTGGCAGGAGTTTGGCCTTGGTGGCTTCTTCCTGTGTCTTCTCTACATTGATGCTACTCATCGTCGCGCTCCAAGCGTTTTGCAAGGTCTTTGATGTGATTCTTTGCGAGTTCAAGACCCTGTAAAGCCCCGCAAAGTCTCTTGTATTCACCCTCGTCCAATTTGCCTTGGATGAGGGCTTCTATGATCAACGTGCGCTCCTCTTGGAGTTTTGAATCCAAGTATTCCAGAGCGTTTGAATAACCCATTTATCCTCCCTTTGGTTTCGTACCCTTCTGACTCTGAAGAATTTGCGACATGCGCTGCATGTTCGCCGCCTGCTTGCTCTTGGCAATATCGACGCCGATCCGCGTCCCTTCCAACTCCTGCCTACTAGCCTCTTGCGCTTTGTGCTTCTCAATATCCGCACCCAAGCGTGCCGCCTCAAGTTGCTGCCGACCCGAAATCTCAGCCTCACGCAGCCGCAACTCGTCTTCCTTCGCAGCAGCGTCGATGAGGTTTTTCTGCTCCTTGAGCCGGATCTCCTCGGCCCTAGACTGAGCCTCCATCTGCGCCTTCATCTGCTTGGTCTGAGCCTCCATCTGCTTGATCTGGAGGTCCATCTGCTGCATCTGTACGAGCGGATCCTGTTGCTGCTGAGCCATCTGCTGCATCTGCATCTCGGCCTGATCCTTCTGGAGAACCCGCGCAGCGGCAGCGGCACTGATCTGCGCCAACTGGACCTCGATCTCAGGCGGCAGGTCGTACTCGTCATTATCACCCTGCGGAAGCGGCGGGAGGCTGACCCCCAACTGCTTCTCGATCTCACGGCGGTACTGGAACGCCATGTGCTCCATGATGTGCGCCTGCAAAGACTGTGTGATCTGCTGGGCCTGCGGATTCTGTCCGATCATCGCAGCGATCTTCGGGTCCTGCCCAAGCGCCATGTGAACGGCGATATGCGCCTCGTGGTCCTGATAGATAAACGCCTTCAGGGGCTTACCCGTCATGGCATCCATGTTCTCCGTGACCGGATCACGCGGTTTAGCATCTTTCTGCAACGGGATGATCTTCTCAGCGTTCCTGACACCCAGCGTCTCGATCATCTGACGGTGCAGGTACGGCAAGTCATACAACTGCGGGGCGGTCTGAGACAACTGGAGAACCGCCTGATACTGCACAACCTTCTGCGACATCGTAGCCGCGTTGGGATCCGCTACCGGGATGACATCTACATTGTCGTAGTCCGACTTCTTGGCACTGCGCTTGCCAACCTCCGGCTCGTACGAATACTCGTCCGGGGTGTTGTCACGGATGATGTTGGCGAGGAGCTTGAACTCCTGCTTCATCGCGTAGTACACACGCGCCTGCACGGCGGTCATCACCTTAAGAACACGCTCAAGCACGGCAAGCGTCGTACCGACCGGGGCCTGCGAGGACATGTCCGAGATCTTCAGGTCCGACACCGCTGCAAAGCGGCGTCCTTCCTCGACCACCTTATCCATCAACATAGCAAGGGTCTGGCTCGGCTCCTTGTACGGCAGGGGCAGGATGTTGTCGCGGATCGCGCCCGAAGGCACGTCTACGTCGCGGAACTCTCCGGGAGCAATGGGGGTATCGTCCCCCTTGATACGCAGGCCACGTGACTTGAGACCACCCGGAAGATTGCTAAGAGTTCCTGCGTCGATAAGTTGACGAAGGAGAGATGTCGCAGCCTTGCTGTGTCCACCGATAAGGTGGATAAGGCCGAAATAATAGAAGCCAAAGCCGGGGATATACCCGTAATGGACGAAGTGCTGCCGCTTCTCCTTGAGTTCATCATCTTCTCGCCAATTACGTCGGACCGACAAAACTGTCCCAGTGCCCTTCTCAATCGTCACCACGTAGGGCAACGCAATCCCTGTCTCGTTGTTATCCTCATCCGTATCCGGGTAGCCAGCAAGGTCGATGTTGACGTGCATCTCAAGCAACTGGAACCGGTTGTCCATCGACGCCGAGAAGCCTTGGTCCTCTGCCTTCTGCTTCTCCACCTCGTCCATCGTGCGAACCGGGTCGCCCAAGTCGATGTCCCGGTAGAACCCTGCGTACTGGAGTTTGCGCAGTTCGTTCTTGGTCTTACGCATCCGGTGCGTAACCCGGTCAGCCGTATCAAGGTTCGGCGCACCATACGGCACCACGATATCCTCAGCCGGGATATACGCCGCCGTCTGCCGGTTCATCGAAGGGTCGAAGTAGACCTTCTTGAAGGCGTTGCCCGACAGGGCCAACGAGAGGAGTAGGCGCTCATGCTCCGGGCGGTACTCCTTCATGACCTCGGTCAACTGATAGTTCATGTCATCCGATACACGAACCGCTGAGTCCCGCTTCTCCTGCGTCTCCTTGCCGATGATCTTGGTCTTGACCGGCCCTGCCGCCGGGAAAGTCTCCATGATGGTCTCGGACTGAAACTTGACCGCCGACTCCATGAGGAGGGGGTGGAACACGCCACACGCGCCCGGCCACGGCTCCGTACGCTCTTCATACCTGATCCCTAGGATCTTCAAGCCCTTGACGTAGGTATCAAGCCAATCCTTACGCGAAGCAAGGTCT